ACTAATAACAAAAATGGGAGATAAAAATGAAAAACAAGATAGTATCGGGAGAATGTCTAAGTTGTGAATCAACATACGAAGTTGAGTTTTATGAAGAATTAACTTCACAAGAAATGCCAGAGTTTTGTCCATTTTGTGGCGAACCCATCGAAGAATTATCCGAAGAATATATAGAGGATGAAGACTTAGATGAAGATGACTTAAAATGGGAATAAACTGGTTATATAAAGACTCAGACTTTGCAGAAGATTTGATTGGAGATAGTTACGGGTTTGTATACATGATAACAAACCTAGAAACAAATAGAAAATACATTGGTAAGAAACTTTTCTATTTCTCCAAAACAAGGCAGATAAAAGGCAAAAAGAAAAAATACAAAGTGGCTAGTGACTGGCCAACTTATTATGGAAGTAGTGAAGAATTACAAAAAGATGTTGAGCTCTATGGAAAAGATAAATTCAAAAGAGAAATACTACATCTATGTAAATCAAAAGGTGAATGTAGTTATGTTGAAGCAAAAGAACAATTTGCACACAAGGTTATGGAGAGTGAAGAATATTACAATAGCTGGATTATGGTTAGAGTAAGAAAATCACATATTAAGGATTATAATGCTAGACTACTTAAAGAAATTTGATAAGGCAAATTTTCATACATTTATGTTTTTACCCGGTGAAGAAGAAGATTCTTTACACATTGAAGTTAATGAATTAAAAGAAGCTGGTGAAAAATTAAATGGTAGTGTTTTAGGTGATTGTTATGATGTTATATTATTCAGAGAAACCGATGATGGAGATATTGATAAATTGGAAAGATTTGATGCAATACTCGGTGCACCATTGGAATATATGTCAATGTTGATTCCTTTGGATTTTTATGGTGTAATTTGTAAAAAAACAACAACATCTGGTAAACTTATGGATGGAATATTTGACAAATTTCAAGAAACGTGATATAATGTAGTTTTATAACTTATGGATTTATAATGATTCTCGTTGACCTGAACCAGGTTCTTTTAGCCGGACTAATGGCACAATTGTCAAACCAAAAAGGAGTTAAGTTAGAAGAAGACTTAATCCGCCACTTGGTCTTGAATATCCTTAGGATGCACCTAAAGACTTTCCGTAACGAATACGGAGAAGTTGTACTCTGTTGTGACAACCGCAAGTATTGGCGTAAGGAGTTCTTTCCATTCTACAAGGCGGGCCGTAAAGCAACCCGTGAAAAGTCTGCACTAGATTGGCATCTGATTTTTGAATTGTTGACCAAGCTCAAACAAGAACTGAAAGAAAACTTTCCTTACAAGGTTATTGATGTTGACGGAGCAGAAGCAGATGACATTATTGGTACACTTGCACCAAGATATGCAGCACACCAAAAAGTATTGATTTTGTCCAGTGACGGAGATTTTCTCCAATTGCAACAATACGGACCAAATATTAAACAATACAATCCATCACAAAAGAAATTCATCAAATCACAAAACCCGTTGATTGAGTTGAAAGAGAAAATCATTCGCGGTGATAAAGGTGATGGCATTCCAAACATCTTTTCATCCTCAGACTGTTTTGTTCGTGGTATTCGGCAAAAGAGTATTTCAGAAGATAAATTGAATAAACTGTTAAAAGAAGATATGGTTCAAACCAGTGACTTGATTGACAGTAATGCTTTAACGGGGTTCTCACGCAATAAGACCTTAATTGACCTTACTTGTATTCCTGTTGAAATCAAAGAGAAAATCATAAATACTTATGATGAATCTAAACCCGCATCTAAGCAAAAGATGTTTAACTATTTTATTCAGTATAAACTGAAAAATTTAATGGAAGTAATTGAGGACTTTTAATGAAAAATGTATATGAAATATTTGACCAATTTGAACTTGCTGTAACCAAGCAACAACGAATGGAAGTAATTGGAAAAAATCTGTCCAAAGTATTAACTGAAGTGTTACATTTAGGATTTCATCCAGGACCGCAATGGTATTTTAATGATATGCCTGATGGATATGTAATAAAAAATGTTCCAGCAGGAATGGGTTACTCAAGTCTTTCGACTGAAATGCGGAAACTTTATATGTTTCAAAAAGGTAACGAAACAGCTGATAAACTAACAGATAAAAAGCGTGAACAGCTTCTAGTCGAGTTTTTGCAGAATTTGGAACCCCGCGAAGCAGAAGTTGTAATGGGTATTTTCAGAAAAGATTTTGGTGTAAAAGGACTTAATTACAAGTTCGTTAAAGAGGCTTTCCCGGCAATGTTGCCATAACTATAGGAGTTTTAGGTGTCAAAAGATGTAGAGAAGTTTCGCAAAGATAGAAACTACAACGATGATTATGGTTTTGAAAGAAATCAATATGATAAGCGCAAAAAGCGAGACAAACAAAAGAGTTTTACGAGGCCATCCCAATTTGATAAGTACGAAACCGATTGGAGTGCCGATAAAATGAAATTTAGACGTTAAGTGTTGTATTAAAACAACAAAGAACTTGACAATTACTTGAAAGTTCTGTATAATGTGAATCTTGTACGGAAATATATTATGTTTATCCACTGTAAAGTTCCAAAATCTAAAAAACGTAAAGTGCCTAAAAACCAACAGGCACAGTATGATGAGTGGCTCAAATCCATTGAAGCTATGAAGCCTAAGTCATTAAGTAAATACTCAAAAACAATGGAAGTCAAAACTCCTGTTGTGACCAGTGTTTATGTGCGCGAAACGGCTAAATTTAAGTCTTTAGATACGGGACCAGGCGATGCAACTAAAGCTCCAGCTAAAATTTACACTGGTTCTATGGTCAAAGGCATTGCAACAATGCATAAATCTAATGCCGTACCTGTTTTTACTGATGAACAAGCAAAAGACATTTCAAGTATGAGGCGTTAACATGAAAAAACTCAATTTTACACTAAAACTAGCACGTCCGCACTGCCGGACTCCCATAAAACCCGTGCAAAAGCACAAAATTGTGTCAGAGCACGACCGGAAAGTCAAACATCCGCAGAAACTGTCACGAATTCTTTTCGGAGAGCAATAAAAATGACAGAAAATACAGAAATTGACAATAAAAAACCAAAATTCACTGAGGAATCAGTCAATGAGCTCAATCAAGCAGTCCGTCGATGGGCTGTTATGACACAATTTGAACAGGATCAAGAAAATTATGAACAACTCCGCAAACAATACAACTAATTGCTCTTGGACTACATACATCGAAGACGCTGAAGACGGATCCGGCGATGGAATTTTGACTTTTCCACCTGAACTAATCGAAAAAATGGGTTGGACAGAAGGAACAACACTACATCTAGAGGTGAGTGAACAAGGCACACTAATTATTACTGATAAAAGCTTGACAAATAACGAAAATAGTGTATAATACATATATTATCTTTAGGAAATACCATGGAACTAATCGAATCCAAGTCAATTCTAGCCAAACTTATGGCAACCGAGAACCTTCATATCGAACAACGCAAGGTTCAAACAGCATCCTTTGATGTTAAAAATCGTATTCTAACCATTCCTATTATGGAAAACGGAATCTCATCTTATCTGTACGACCTTTTTATGGGTCACGAAGTTGGTCATGCACTTTATACACCAGAAGATGGTATGAAAAAGGCCTACGACCTAAAATACTCCATGAGTGTTATGAATGTACTGGAAGATTCCCGTATTGAACGCAAAATCAAAAACAAATATCCTGGTATCCGACAGTCATTTATTCGTGCGTACAAAGAACTGGTTGACCAAGATTTCTTTGGCACCGCAGGCAAAGACCTGAATGAACTGAATTTCATCGACCGTATCAACCTTTACTGCAAAAGTGGTGCATCAACTGGTATTAAATTTGATGATGTTGAAACTGAACTTCTGAACGAAATCGAAAGTACACAAACCTATGATGATGTAATCGAAATTTATAAAAAAGTTTCAGATTACATGAAAAGTCAAGAAAAAGAAAATCCTGAACCTGAAACTAGTGAAGATGAAGTCGAATTGTCCGACGAAGAAATGGATGAAATGCTCGAGGAAATTCTCGGTGAAAAAACTGATGAGCAACCAGATGAAGATAGCAAAAAAGATAAAGCACAAGATGAAGGCTTGGGTGGTGAAGAAGGAAACAAAAATTCTTCTCCTGGTGATTCACAAGAAGAAGGTGTAAGTGACAATTCTGGTAAAAACCAAGGTGGTGGTGCCGGTGGCCGTAAATCAAAACAAGTCGAGGAACCTGTTTCAGAAACGGATGAAGCTTATCGTAAAAACGAAAGACGAATGTTTTCTTCCAGCCCACTCGAATACGGTTACGGTAATGTTCCAGATTTGAACATCGATAAAATTATTGTGGACCACAGTATAGTTTGGTCTCGTTATGAGGATGATGTTACATCCAAGTATAAAGAATTGGGTGGACCTAAATCTGAATGGAGAGATTTCTTAGTAAAAGATAAAGAAGAATTTCTTAAATTCCGTGAAGATTCTAAGAAAGTGGTTTCTTATCTTGTAAAAGAATTTGAGCTGCGTAAGAATGCTGACCAAATGAAACGTGCTAGTATTTCCAAAACTGGTGAACTGAACATGAGTAAGATTTTCTCTTATCAATTCAGTGAAGATATTTTCAAGAAGATTACTGTTGTACCTGGTGGTAAATCACACGGTCTGGTCATGTTCATTGATTGGTCTGGTTCTATGTCTGATAACATCGGAAACACCGTAAAGCAATTATTGAACCTTGTAATGTTTTGCAAGAAGATTAATATTCCTTATGAAGTATATGCTTTCAGTACCGAATATGAAGATATTGATAAAGGTTTTTACCATCAAAATAGTCTAAAACGCGGTGATATGTGTCTTTCTGATTTTAGATTATTGAACCTACTTTCAAACAAAATGAGTGCAGTACAATTCACCAAAGCTGCTGGTGCTCTTTTGAGATATGAAACACACGGCCGTTGGACAATGCCTGAATGGTTTAAACTTGGTGGAACTCCTTTGAATGAATCTATCGTTGCTGCAATGAAAATTGTTCCAAGATTCAAAAAGGATAACCGACTGCAAATTGTTAATACTGTATTCTTGACTGATGGTGAAGGAAACAAATGGACTTCTATTGCTGATGGCTATGGCCGTTATCTTTGGTCAGCTCAAGGTTATAGTAGTAAGAATCAAAGATTGGTTATCCGTGATCCGGTTACAAAATATGAAGTGATGCTTTCGACTATGACAGACAATGAACTGACTTCAGCTTATATTAAACTTCTGAAAGTTCGTACAGGTTGTAATATTATTGGTTTCTATATTCTTCCAGGTCGCCAAATTAGTTATGTTGCATCGAAATATATGCCAGACCTTGATGCTGTTAGTGTAGAAAAAATGAAGAAAGAGTTTCGTTCGAACAAGTTTCAGGTTATCACCAACGGTGGTTTTGATGAGTATTACTTGCTCCGTTCTGAAGGCCTAGATACTGATGATGATGCAGAATTTGAAGTAGAAGAATCTGCTTCGTTGAAAAAGATTGCTTCTCAATTTAAGCAGTTCAGTTCTTCACGGAAAAGTAGCCGTGTTGTTTTGAACCGGTTTATTGATTTGATTACATAAGGAGTTAGTATGTTTGATTTATGTTATACTGCACAAGTAGACAATAAGAAAAGTGAAGTCCGTAAAGATGCAATGGGTGTATACACTATTGCTTTCTATATGAATGATATGTTCACACACTCCACTCAGAGTTATGTGAAAGAAGAAGCTGAGAAATTGGCTGATTCATTTGTCGGTAACAGCCGTCCTACATTCTTATCAGAATGAGAGTATTAATTACTGGTTCAAACGGGTACATCGGTAAGCATTTATATAAGATGCTTACTGAGACCCGTCCTGATATTGAAATATATCGATTGGACTATAATGATCCTGTGTGGAATGAAAGTGTCGATATTCGTAATGGTAACGAAATTCACAAGCGTTTTTTCTATGTATTCTTTGATGCTGTGATTCATCTTGCTGCACTTGTCCGTGTCGGTGAGTCGGTTCAGAAACCTTATGATTATTGTCAAACGAATGTTAACGGTACAATCAATCTACTGGAGAATTTGGAATATAAAAACTTCATTTTCGCATCTACCGGTGCTGCAAGTAATCCAACAAGTCCTTATGCCTATACCAAATTGATGGCTGAGCATATCATTAGAGAATATATGGGAGAAAAAGATTACACCATATTTCGATTCTATAATGTAACTGGTTCTGGAGGCTATCCTGCAACGAATCCAGATGGTCTGTTCTACAATCTGACTAACGCTATACAAACTAGGGCATTCACACTTTATGGAACGGATTATCCGACCAAGGATGGTACTGCTATTCGTGAGTATGTCCATGTGAACGATATTTGCAGAGCACTCATTAAGGCTATAGATAAACCAAGTAGGTCTATTGAGAATCTAGCGTATGGTGATACCCGTACAGTCCAAGAGATTGTTGACATTTTTAAGAAAGTCAATGGTGTAGATTTCAAAGTCAATCATTCTCCTAGACGAGAAGGTGACTTGGTAGAAAATTATTTAAACAATCCCTCAACTTACATGGAACGTAATTATACTTACGAAGAAATGTTAAAAATATAGAAAGAAAATTATGCTAAAGCCTTTGAAAAATAAATTAGTGGTAGAAATTATTGAAAAAGAAAAAGTATCATCAGGTGGTATTATTCTAACAAGGACTGACCGTGATGAAGTTAACCGCGGTAAAGTTGTATACACTGGGTCTGGTGTGCTTGATATTTCTGTTGGTGATGTTATACTACCCAACTGGAATGCAGCAGTAAAGACTGTTGTTGAAGGAAACACTTTCTACATCCTTTCAGAAGAAGATGTAGTTTTGATTTTTGAGGAATAAATGGCTAATCCTAATTGGAATTCAAATACTTGGAATAAAAATCCTTGGGATGAATGGGACAGAAGCCTGAGTGCCACATTGAGGGAAACTCAACATGTAATCCAAGGACAAATGTTGAATGCTAAAATTACGTTAACAGAGGCTCAGGAACTTACTTTGAATATTGCAAACGTAGAAGTGGGTATGAAAGAACACTTGGCAAATATGATT